TAACTTCCAGTTTTTCTTTGCTTCGCTTTCAATTTTAACGATTTCATTAAAAACTTTTAGTTTACTGCCAGATTTAATCTTATTGTTAGACTCATTAATTATATCATTAACAGAATAATCTTTCTTTAGACTTAATTCTGGGAACCTCTTTGATAATACTTTAAATCCTGCTCCTTTTGCGCCTTTAATACCGTCAGACTGGTCACCTGCAAAGCATCTTGCAGCACAAAAGTTTTGAGGAGAAATACCAAATTTATTAATTACTTCTTCTTCGTCAATTATTTTCTTCTGATTAGGTGACCATACTTTTGTATGATCATTTATTAGCTGATAGTAATCCTTATCAGAAGACACTATTATTTTTTCGTTGGCACTATACTTTTTGCAAGCATAACTAATAATATCATCTGCTTCACAATCATTTAAATATACTTGCGTAATAGGAGTAAAGTTAATTGCTTCTATTAAAAGCTTTAATTGATTGTTTCTGTTGTCAACAGTTTCTGGTATATCATTATACTTGCTTCTATTTAGTCCAACAGGCCGTCTGCCTTCTTTATAGTTACTGTCAATATTTCGTCTTCTTAAAGATCCTCCACCTTCCCAAGCAACAATTACTTTTTCAGGATGAAATCTTTCAATTAGGTACTGAATATTTTTTAGCATTCCGAGTATTCCACCACATAGCTCTCCATTTAATGATCTACCTGGATTTGCTGCGAAATGACGCATAAAAACATTCAGACCATCAACTAAGATATATGGTCTACTCATAAACTAACCTGTAATGTCTTTTAAACTGTCTTCATCCATTAACATTTCTTGTGCTAATGAATTCATTTCTTCATAACTTTCAGTGTCTAAATCTACTTCAACTTGATTTTTTCTTACAAGCATCTTTTCAATTAACTCGTCTAAATATTTTTTGTACTCAGGGTTTGTAAGAAGACTATTAAAGTCGCTCTTATGAAATTTCTTTTCAATAATAACTTCACCTTGAGGTGATATTACATTAAATAATTTCCAAGCACCAGTACCACTCGCTTCAACTGTATATCCAGAATTTGTAACAGCAGAACCATATCTTCTTAACTCATCAAAAAGTTGTTCATGCTCTCTAATCCCTTTACCAAAGTGTATCTCAAAGTTACAAGTTCTAAACGGTGCTGATACTTTGTTTTTAATTACTTTTGCAGATACATTAATACCAATTGGTTCTTTGTCTTTATTTAATATTTGTGATCCAGCGCCTAGTTTAATCCTTACAGAAGAGTGGAAAGGAATTGCCATCCCTCCAGGAGTTGTTGTAGGATCACCGTATAAAACTCCAACTTTAGTTCTAATTTGATTTAAACAAACCATGAGAACTTTTTCATTAGCAATAACGCCAGTAATCTTACGCATACCTTTTGAAATAGCTCTTGCTTGAAGACCAATAGATTCTTTTTCATAGTCTCCAGCAAGCTCTGCTTTAGGTGACGTTGCAGCAACTGAGTCCCAAATAATTGTTACTGGTACATCTTTATCCATAGCTTTAGCTTTAATGACAGTACTCTCAGCAATACTTAAAACTTCTTCTGTACAATGTGTATCTACATATACAAATCTTTTAGAGATATTTACACCTAAAAGTCTTAAATTCTCAACAGATGTTGCATTTTCTGTGTCAATATAAACAACAATGCCTCCCATCTTTTGTGTTGATTTAGCAATCTGAGTAGCGATGTGAGATTTACCAATAGAAGGAGGACCAAAAATTTCTACAATACGCCCTTCTGGTAATCCTCCGTTTTTTTGATTTGCAATTATATAATCTAACTGTTTTGATCCAGTACTGATCCATCTTTTTACATGAGTAGGAGAGTCATCAGTGCTTAAGTTATAAGCAACTCGTGAGCCTCTTTCTTTGTTTAAAGATCTAATAAGATCAGCTGTAAAATCATCAGTAGTATTCTTCTTTGATTTAGCCAATTTTATTTCCTTTTATTAAAGGTCCTCAAGATCTGCAAATGCATCGTCTAAAGAACTGTATTTTGAAGCAACATTATCTGGTGAATTTTTGTCCTCATTTGTACTAGAGCTTCCGCCTCTTGTTGTTTCTTTTTTACCATTATCTTCTTCACCGTTAAGCCAAGAATTAATGATATTTTCAAGCTCATTATAACTTTTAAGAGTAAATAAATCATTAACGTCTGGAATGTTATCAAGCCATTGTTTTGATTTTTGCTCATTTTCAGACAAAGGTGTATCTTTACCTCGAGGTCTTACGTCTGTAGTTGTCCACATTTGTCCTGGTGCTTTCGTACATGTTACACGAACGTCACGTCCTTCAATAGGATCAGTGATGTCACCGTAATCTTCATCAAGCATATAATTTAACAATGTTTGATAAACTTGTTTTCCAAATGCCCATAAACGAACACCTTTTTCTTCTTCGCCACGAACAACAACTGGAGCATAACATCGCATTTTAGGATACAATTTTTTTGCCAATTCATATGATTCTTTTGAACCTTCGTCACGAAGCTTTGTAATAAGCTCTTGGATAGGGTCTGCTTTACCAAATTGGTATGGGGCAAGAAGACCTGGATTATTACCGATGTTGTAATAAAACATCAATTCTTTAAATGGTTGACCATCATTGTCAGGATAAGCAATGAGTCGAATTGTTGATTCAGACCCTTCTTCTGGTCGCCATGTAGCATTTCTTTTATTGTTATTACCAGATAATTGGTTTAATTTTTTACGGATTGCTGCTAAATCGATAGCCATGTTTTGTAACCTTTCTTGGTTTCCAAATGTTTAAAATATTAAAATATAAATTAATTAATTAATTATAGGTTGATTATATATTGAATTTTTTATTTTTACACGACTAAGTTAATCTTTATTTTATTTAATTTTTTTATTAACTTTAGTCTCTTCTGTTTCTTCTTCTTTTATGTCTTCTTCTTTGAATTTTAAAGGCGCTACATGTCCAGCTACTCCTCCTCCTGAAATAGCATTAACTTCATCTAATATTTTAGTTAATACTTTGTTGTAAATTTTGTCAAATTTCATAATATCTCTCTTTATTAAAACGGAATACAATCTGTACCATTAATTATTCTCTTCTGTTTTAATAATGTTGCTTCTTTTGACATTTGTAATAATAATGCTAATTGAGGAACATGTCCATAATAAAACTTGTTTTCATCAGCTTGCATACCCATACTTAATTGTATTGCAAGTAATTCTTCCCAAGTTAATTTAATTCCGTAATGATTTATATAAAACAGACTCATATGAGGAATTGTATATTTATTGCAGCCTGTGTTCCATTCATATAGTTGACCTAGCTTTTCTCTATGCCATTCTGAAGTTGATAGAATTAGTCTGTCTGCAAATAAATTGCCAATTGCTCCGACCTCAGAGAGAAGACAAACTTTTATAAGACTTTGCGTAGTAGTTACGTACTCTAATGCTTTTGAAATTTTATTAGCAGTTTTTACAAGTTCTAAACTATATGATACTAATCCTCCAACACCGCAAAAAGGCTCAGACTTCTTTAGCGAATAAGTGCATTCAATAATTCTCTGTCCTTGCTCCTCTAACAGTGCACTAGTTCCTTCACAATTTAATTTACCTAGCAAGTTGCTATATTTATTCCATAAATTTTCAATATCTAATTCTTTATTCATTTAAATGTCTTTCATTATTGGTGTTAGTTCTAAAGGGAAATTCCCTAGTTCTTTATGATTGTATCCTTTTTTTATATACTCCTTTATGTCATCTAATCTTTCTGTATTAACGTCAATTATCAGAGCATCATGTATTAAAAATATAGGTAATATATCATCGCAGCACATGTCTACAACAAAGTCTGTAAAATAGTTTAAAGTTAAATCTACCGCTGTAGACTGAATGTAGTTGTTAGCTATGACATGACTTCTATTCTCTTTTATATTCCAAATAGGTCTTCCGAAATAATTTCTTCGTATTCCAAAAGAATCAATATTTGAAGCCAGATTCAAAATATAAGACATATTGTAGTAATTATTAACTACTCTAAAAACCTCTTCAGAGCGCTCTCTAGATAGGTTATCTAAGTATTTCTGCCTAGACCCATAAAGAGTACATATAACTGCTTTTTTAATTACAGATCTATCTGCTACAAAACTAAGATTTTTAGATATTTCTTCATATATGTCATTACATTTAGTAATTTCATATAGATTTCTAGCTATCCTAGGCTCTAAAGATTTAAAATCTATTGACATTATTAAACCACTTTTAAATCTACTTTTCAATATACTTCTGCATCTTGCAGGCAATGTTAAAATTCTAGGTCCCTTTTCAACTGTAAGCCTTCCTGTCATAGTTGAAGATCTGTTATATGTTACTTTTTTAGCATAACTGCTAGTAGGATTAAAAGAACTTAATGTACTTTTTATAGTTTCATTAGATTCTATTTCTTTAAAAGCTAATAAAGCCAAACCATCTATCTTTGTATTGACAATAGACTCAAATAATAAATTATGTCTATTGTACAAATCACAATATTTTGATTCTTTATCTAATATCGATATTTCTTTTTCTATTTCACTTATATTTTCTAAATATTTATCTTTAAAGTGTAAAGGTAATATATCTAACATATTAAAATCAAAATCATTTTTATTGTAAAAGCTGTAATAGTTTAAAAACTTTTTATTAAAATTTTTATTATATATTTTATGTAAATAAATCATGTTTTAATAATATGATTTATTAAAAATTTTTACACGATTTTTTTTTATTTTTTCCATACCTAGGGTTTTACTCTTCTTCCCCACTTTTTTATATAAAGGCAATTTTCTGTATCAAAGTCTTCTAATGAATCTGTTGCAGGAAGAGAAAGATGTAAAAAAAATAATCTATCTTCTCTAAAAACTTCAAGAATGCTATCTATACACAAAATTAAAAGTTTGTAGAACTCATTGCTTCCTGAGTTATATGCAGTAGCCGAGAATTCTGAAGTTTGTGTTTTTCTCATATATTTAAAATAACCATTTAATTCGTAATTAAATTTATTTATATCACTAATATTTTTTTTAATAAATTTAATTAAATTTATTTTTATATGCTTATTTGACTTTGACAATAAATTAAATTTTATTTTATATATATAATATGCTTTAAAATCGCCACTGTTCATGTGTTCTAGACTGTTTATAACATTTATTTCTTCAACACTCGGTACAAAAATATCTATAAAAATGTTTGGATAGTATAAGTTAAAATTTAAATAATTTACTTCACTTTCTGTTTCTTTATAAAATTTTTCTTTAAATAATGACAAAGAATCACTAATCAAATTTAAAAATTCATCGCTAAAATAATTTAATTCATTATTAATGTTATCATCAAAAACTAGTCGGGTTATATTAGGATGTATTTTTAAAAGTTTACTATTTGGAATAATAGTTAAATCAGAGTAAGCATCAGTACCTTGTATTTTTTTACTTGCTTTGCTGATTGTCTTATAATTTAATTTATTAATAGACAGATTGTTTAAAGAAATAATAGACAAGTAATAAGCAAGTCTTTTATTAAATGAAATATTACTATTATCTTTAAAGTTTTCAATCCATGCATTTATGAAATAATAAAAATTAGTCCATTCATTTTCACCTTCATATTCACCACTTAATGGCAATATACTTGCAAAATCTGACCAAAAATCTTTGCTTTCTATTAAATTAAACAGTCTATTTACTTGAATTTTATTATTGTTTATGTTTTTTATATTACTTCTTATTACTACAGACTTTGCTTTATCTACACCTTTTAAAGAATTAAATAAGATTGACTTTTTTGATTCTTCGTTTATGTAATAATTGAGCAAATTCAAATTATTGTATATTGATTTTTTATCTACTTCTTTAAATTCATATTCAATAGCAAAAGAATCTTCATCGTCTGGGAATGATTGTGAAACAGCTACGTTTATTTTTTCGTTCTTTAGATCGTCTAAGTCATTAATTACAAGTATTTCTTTTAATCTATCAATAAAGTAATCTTTTTCTACTAATATGTTATTTTTATTAGATAAAGATTTATCAAAATATATCTGCTTTGCAAAGTCAAAGTTTTTTAAAGTATAACAGTTATTAGAGTCAAGTAAAAGCCCAGCAAATATTCTATTGTCTTCTTTTACTACTCTTGTTACTGTAACTTCTTTTACAGTTTCCTGTTTTATTTCTTGCTGTCTAGAATATGTACTTTTACTTGACTTCTGTTTGTTCACTTGTTGTTTGCTTGCTTGCTGCCTGCTTTTAAAATCACTAGATTGATTAGCTTGACTTTTATATTTAATACTAAAATCTGTTAACTGTCTTTGATCTGGAGGTATTGTAAAATTGTTCCCTTCTTTTTCTCGTATTGCCTTAATATATTTTTCTTTATCTTTCTTTTCAGGCATTACTTCGTTATACTTTTTTTCTAATTTTTCTGGGTCGTAATTTAGACCTAAGTCAGAAACAAACAATATATTACTAAGTGCCTCTCCTCTAGCTTCTGCTTCTTTGAAGGCAGCATCATCATCTATATTGCTATATTTTAATGATGACTTTAATTGAGCTGCTTTTAATTGAGCTTCATTAGATCTTGATAATATTTTATTTATTTCTTCTTTAGCAGAGTATGTTGAGATATTGTTTGTTACTTCTTTTTGTTTTTGCAAATATCTTAAATACTCTTCTTGTTTTCCATTGTATATTAATCTTTCATTAAACAATCTTTTTAAAATAAAATACGATTTATATACTTTTTCTTCTTGTTCATTTAAACTTTTTTTCTTTTTAGGAAGATTTAATTTTATTCTTTTAACTTCTTCATCTTTAAAAAAGTGAGAATAGTAATCAAATATTATTTCTATTTCATAGTTTTTTGGAACATCATTTGAAACTTTGAGATATCTTTTTTCTTTTTCTAACTTAGAATTACTTTCTTTTATTTTATAGTAATAAAACTCTATAGAAACTGTAAAGTTTTTATTAAATAATAGTTCTTGAAGTGCAAGTGGCAAATTTTTATAAACGTAATGCATCATTACGTTTACTTTACCCTCATCTATTAGATTACTATTTATACGAAAAAAGTCTGTTTTTATACTTTCTTTTGCTATTTTTACTGACGTCGTATGTTTTATAAATTCTCCATTAAAAGTCAAAGTATTTTTTGAAGAATTGTCTTCTTTTTTTATTTTAAGAAGATCACTCATGCTTCTGTTTTTTTCTAAATCCTTGATTGATATACTACTTTTATCAATCTCTTCTTTGCTGTCCTCAGTAAAGTTATCTTTGACTGAGTTTAGTATTTTATTAATACCTTTAACTGTTACTTCATACTTAGCATATTGATCTGAAGGTACTGTTGTTAAACTTGTCTTAAAGCTGCCTGGTTCAAAAGAGTGTTTTATTCCTACTACCTTGTAGACATTATCAGCAATAGTATCAGTTGAAAAATCAACAAAGATATCTTGATTAAAATTTACCCAAGGACATCCTAACAAGTCAATATTTACTTGTGTAGGAACTATTTTATAAGGAAGAGTATTTTTAACTGCTTGATTTTTTAAAGCAACTTTATTGTCTCTTGTCATATTGATAGTAACTAATGCAGGATCGGTCATAGAAGTCAATCCTGCATTTAAAACAGTAGTATATTCTGTGCTATATGTTATCGAAGGTAGTTGTTGCTTTAAAGTATTCTTTATATCATACAAAGAAGTGTCGGGTTTAAAAGAATATTTATTTGTTTTATTATCAAAGATTACATATTTTCTTATATGCTCTTCATATAATTGTTTGCTAAGTTTGATAGAATCTTTTTTATCTTTATCATTTCTATTTAGATTATAGTTAGTAATTTGTCTACTCAAAGGATTTAGAGTAATGTTTTTAAAAACTTCATAAATAGACTCATTTATATTGTCATTCATATCATATAAATTTACTCTAGCTATAGTTTCATTATTTTCGCTCTTTAAAGTTTCTATTTTAAATTGAATTACAGGAGGTTTAAAAATTAAAGTTGAATCTTTTTTTACGTCTCTATATAATATTTCTTTATATATTTTAGTTAATTTTTCATCAAAATTTATTTTTTGATTATTTTTGCCTAAATTTTTATCTAACAAACCATAAGAAATATTTTTTTCAAAGTTTTTTGCGCTATCTAAAATTGCTCCTATAAAAACTCCAAGACTAACTTTTGTATTTTTTTTAAAGAAGTCATCTATTATTTGATTATATTGAGTTTCTGACATTAAAATACTAAATATATTTTTTCCACTCATTAACCCAGCATTTTCGTTGCATACATGCACAAAAAACTGTATATCTGTATACTCTTGTTTTAAAGGCATATAATTTGCACAAACTGCTGTTATTAAACTCCCAACAGTAAAATATTCTTTACTTGAATTATTTAACTCTTTTTCTGTAGTATTTTCCGGTAATTTGTGAATTCCAGACAAATTATATGCTTTATTTATTTTTGCTGCTAGATCAAAATCATAATAAGGATCAAATTCATCATAATTTGGCAATTTATTTCTTAGTGAATATTCTGGCTTTTTTTGTTGCTTGTTTTTTTCAATAGATTTTCTTAATGAAAAAAGGTTGTAATATACTGCTGATACTAAATCTACAACTTTTTCACTTAATAGTCTCTCAAGAACAGGGCTTAATCTTTCAGCGCTTTTTACTGCATCAATATCAAATACATAACTTAAGAATTTTATTATGTTTTTTTGTTTTTTCATAGTCTCACCTGATCTTAAATCAAGTCTTTCTTTTTCAAGAGTTGCTGTAAGACTTTTAATTTCTGTAGTAGTAAGATCAGGTTTTTCAATTGCTGTTTTGCGGGATTTAAGCCCTAAAGCCTTACATAATTTTTTTATAGCATCACCTATGTCTGCTATTGCGTAAAAATCAGTTTCTACTATTGACAGATTACTGTCTACTCTATCAAAATTTGATTGATTATCTACAAGTATTTTTAATAAATCCTGTTTATTTTCAAGTAACTCTGATTCTTTTATCGTTTGTTCAGATGTTTTTACTATAGAAATAAATTGCTGATTAAAATCTCTAGAAGTGTACATTGCTATATCTAGTGTTATTTCTACTGATCCTGAAGGGTCCATGTTAAATGATGAATTTAATATCTTATATACTTCTTTGCATCTTGTATCATTTAAAAATTCGCCTATAGGGTTATCTATATTGTTATAACCGTCAGGATGAGACCAGCCATATTCTAAAACTACTTCAGAAGATCTTTGCCCTAGTAATTCTGGTTTTACAAAAGGAGCTATTTCTTTAAATCTAGTTCTATCATGTAGTATAATTTGTAATTGACCTGATTTGTAGCTTAAAAGACCACCATTTGAAATAGAATCCAAGTTAAAAGACTTTATTGTCATAAAAGGTCTAGTTAAATCTCTAGGCTGGTCTACGCTTGATATATTAATACTTTTTTGATTTAGATTTACAAGTGTCTGAGGTGCTGTAAATGCTTCCATTCCTACTGTATTTATATCTCCTTCTACCTTTACGCCTGTTAAGAAAGTACGTAAACTTGTACTTTTTCTTATTTGCTCTTCTTCTTCTTCTATTAAGTTTGGTATATTTATAGTACAATTCATATAAGCAGAACATCTACTGAATTCTATTGTGCTAATTAGATTTAAAAATACTTGCAATTGCAATTCATTTTGAATTGAACTTCTTACTTTTGGATTATTAACTAAAGTAACAAGCATTTCAGGGTTACTTTTTGATTTTTTATCGTATGAATTAAATTTAAGTTCTTTGTTTTTTATTACTTTACCTTCTTTTACATTATCAAAAAAAGTAGTTATACCAAAAGTTTTTCCTTTATACTCTTTTACAAATTTACTTGTTGCTTTACCAATACCAGTTACTTTAAACTTATCATAAGAAAACAAATGTGCTTGAGTAAAACTTTGTTTGTTTGTTTTGCTTTTATCATCTAATACTCTATATAAAGTAGGATAAAGAAAACTATATTTCAACAAATCATTTTTTGTTTTTTTTATTTTGTCACGTTTATTCGTATAAGTTACATCTGTTTGTTCACCTTGTATTGTTGTATTTAAATATTGTTTTTTTTCATCTAATATATTTAGATACTGTTTTTGAATCTTTAATACTTCCTGTTCAAATTCTTTATTAATTACATTTCTTTTATTTTCGTTATCTTCAATTTCTAGTAAAGCGTTTCTTGTTTTAAGAATATTTCTTATTATAGCTTTTAATGAATTTGTTTTTTTTGCTTTTATTTTTAAGAAAACTTTATTCAATTCTTCTTGTTTTTTAATGTTATTTTCTTTAATTTTATTTTCAATTGAAGCATAATTTGGAAGTATTGTTTTTTCAATTTCTATAGTTAGTTTATCGATTAGATTGTTTATTTCTTCACAGTTATAAGAATCTACAGTTATGCCTTGAAATATAGTAGATATTGCTTCTTCATGCTTTATTATTACACTATTTTGTTTTTTTTCTAAGTCACTTAAATTTTCTTTGTTTAATTTTTTTTCTATTACTTCTTTTCTAGTTAAAAGTTCTACTTTTTTATCTAAACCAGCTTTTCTTAGTTTTGCAATAACACTTAATGACATATTATATACTTTCTATAAAATTTAATACTTCAGCTTCGCTTTTAGGAATTCTTAAAACAATACCATTTGGAACTTGCAACCACCAACCTATTCCACTAGCAGCTGCAATTAACCACCAATTAGATCCATCACCATAATATTCATTAGCATAATGATCTAATCTTTTATTGTCTGCTGTCTGAATAATATCACAATCTATTATATTGTTAATAGCAGCTTTCCTTATAAAAGAAGCAACATTTATTTGATCTCCACCAATGTTCTTATATCTACTAATTGCCATTTATTATTTCTCTTTTCTTAATTTTACTTTATTTCTTTTGTAAAGTAATCTTCTGTAGGCTCTCCAAACAAATGTTGATTTAGCCTTCCTACATTGTAAGCAGGAGCTCTTAACATTCCTGAGTGATCTAATCCTAAAGATATGTCATGTATTGGAGAGAAGTCTATTGTTAGCTTAACCATCATAGGAGCTTTACTTCCTTTATGTGCTGTTTCCCAAGGCATTTCATTATAGTCTACTGATAAACTTGTTATAAAGCCTGCTAAACCTTTACCACCTGCAGACTCAAAACTTTTTGTAATAGAATTGTGTTCAGAAGATATTCTAGGATCTGCATAACCACTAACAGTATTTACTTTTTTATTTTTGTTATTATCTGAAGAGCTTGATTTTTGTTCAGTATTTTTTATAAAACTATTACTGCTTTCAATTATTGAATATTTATCAGCTAATATTTCATAACCATCATACATGTTTCCTTCAAGTATAAGCTCAAAATATGTATCTTCAGTTTCTTCTATTTTTTCAATTTTAGTATACTCTTTTATATGAAAATATTTAACTGTATCAGGATCAAATAATCCAATAATGTTAAAAAAAGCTGTACCTGGCCCAGTAGGGATACCTTTATAAATACCCGGCATTAAAAACTTGTTTCCTTCTTGATTTGAATG